CATATTGGCATTTGACCCCTCTTGGTCTGAGAGTGAAAGCTCAGATGATTTTGCTATACTCGTGATAAAAGTCCACCCAGATACTAGGAAAGGCACTGTAGTGCATAGCTATGCTGTTTCTGGTTCTAGCTTACAAACGCACATAAGATATATGGCATATCTGTTAACCCACTTCAATATTGAGATGGTCGTAGGTGACTACAATGGAGGTGTCCAGTTTTTGAGCGCGTGTAAGGAAAGCGGTATATTTAAAAAAGAAAAATTAAAAATAGATACTGTAGAGGCTGAATTAGATAACCCGAAAGATTATCAGAAAGGTATTAGACAACTAAAAAACTCAATAGATAAATCTTCTAGAAAATATGTGTTTTTAAGGAAGCCTAGTTCTACATGGATTCGTTTTGCTAATGAGAGCTTGCAATCTGCATTTGATCATAAACGGATATTCTTCGCTGGTTCAGCTATGGATGAGAACTACAACTTGCAGAGAAAAGCTAATATACCCATTGAGAATTTAAAGTTCTTGAGAAATCAAGATGTGGAAGAAAAAAATAAAGGAGCTAAGATGATCGATTTTGTAGAGCATCAGAGAGATATGATGGATCTTATGAAAGTACAATGTGCTTTAGTGCAGGTAACGACATCTCCACAAGGGACGCAAAGTTTTGATCTCCCACCCAACTTAAGGAAGCAGCGGGGAGCCGATAAAGCCCGGAAAGATTCATATTCTGCCTTGGTTCTAGGTAACTGGGCCATGAATGTTTACTTCGATATGTTAGAGGATAATGGGTCTTCAGTTACAGAAACTTTCACCCCAATGTTTATTTCTTAACTTTTAAAAGTTAGAAAGTTACTTTTGGTGTAATATAATTATACAATGGCTAGGAAGTATACAAAAAAATCTGATTACTGGAAAAAATTCCAAAGCAACAATAGTTTGCAGCAATTATCTCAAGCTCGAAACACTGAAGAGTCTTACACTCCAGAGCTATTAGGTGAATCTTTTTACACCTCTGACGCTTCCTATAAAAAAGTGTCTAAAGCTAGGACTAACAGGGCGGGGACTACTAATTCCGCTAGAGTTAACTCTTCAGCTATGAGAACAACTATAGATAGGTTTTCTAGTATCCGTAAAGGGTTACTGCCTTATGAGTATGCCGGAGATGGAGTGAATGTCCGGGAAGGTATTGAACTTTGTCAAAAAGCTTATGCTAATGTCGCGGTGTTCAGAAATGCTATAGATGTTATGTCTGAGTTCGCAAACACAGAGATTTATCTAGAGGGCGGCTCTAAAAAAAGCAGGGAGTTCTTCCAGCAGTTTTTCAAACGTATTAATTTACAAAATTTAAAAGATCAGTATTTCCGTGAATACTACCGCAGCGGTAATATCTTTCTTTATCGGTTTGACGGAGAGTTTGAAGCTGAAGATTACGCCCGGTTAATGAATCAGGTTGGAGCTATCAACCCAACAGCAAACAAAATACCAGTAAAGTATGTTGTCCTTAACCCTTTCGATATCGTATCTAAAAGGGCTACGACATTCAATGTCGGGGCATATGAGAAAGTTCTTTCTGAGTATGAGCTTTCTAGATTACAAAACCCCGCTACAGAGGAAGACCAATTAGTTTATGATGCTTTAGATCCTGAAATGAAGAAGCTTGTGAAAGATGGTTCTTATTATACAGATGGTATTAAAGTCGAGTTAGATCCTAAGCGTCTGAGCTTTTCATTCTACAAGAAACAAGATTATGAGCCGTTTGCTATACCATTTGGTTATCCAGTTTTAGAAGACATCAACGCTAAGCTTGAGCTTAAGAAGATGGACCAAGCAATTACTCGTACCGTGGAGAATGTTATACTTCTTATCACTATGGGTGCTGAACCTGATAAAGGAGGCGTTAATGCTAATAACATCAACGCCATGCAACATTTATTTAAAAATGAGAGTGTTGGCCGAGTCTTAGTTTCTGACCATACGACAAAAGCTGATTTTGTTATCCCAGATCTTAATAAAGTTCTGGGGCCAGCTAAATATCAAATACTCAATGAGGATATCAAGCAAGGTCTTCAGAATATTGTTGTCGGGGATGAAAAATATAATTCTACTCAAGTCAAAGCTCAAATATTCATTGACCGCCTCAAAGAGGCTAGGAACTGCTTCTTGAATGATTTCTTACAAAAAGAAATAAAAAGAATCGCTAATAGTTTAGGTTTTAAATCATATCCGACCGCAACCATGAAGGATATTGATATGAGAGATGAGACGCAGCTTATGCGTGTATCTACCCGCCTTATGGAGCTTGGAATTCTTACACCTCAACAAGGTATGCAGATGTTCCACAATGGTCAGTTCCCAAATGCCGAAGATATAGCTCCTGCACAAAGCAGGTTTATCGAACAGCGTAAAGAAGGCTTCTATAACCCTATCGTTGGAGGTGTTCCAATGATAGAAGACGAGATCTCTGAAAAGTCTCAAACCCCTGAAGCTGCGGGTAGACCTCATGGTACTACAACAGTAGAGAAAGATAAGGTATCTAATGCTGAATATTCCAGAAGCGATATCCAAAATACTATTTACTCTATAGAAGCTTTTAATTCTTTGGCTACAGACAGTGCTAAAGAAAAATTTGGAGAAACTTTAAATGAGCAACAAGAAGAGATGGTCGCGAAACTTTGCGAGTCGATTATATGCTCTACAGAAAAGCAAAATTGGAACCAAACCTTAGAAGCTTGTATAGAAAATTTCGAACTTATCGAAGAATTAAATGTAATGAATGAAGTTTTAAGTGTAGCTAATAAGCATAACCTAGAAGTTTATCCATCAGCAATATTATATCACAGTCATGAAAATTGATCCAGAACAAATTGAAGTACCCCTTGAAAAAACTGTTAGTTTTAAAAATGGGGAAGCTGAAGTCTCAATCGCTAGTAAGTATAAAGGCTCAGAAGCGGGTTTATATAAATCTTATATGAGCATGTGTGCATCAGACGACAAAGCCCTTACCGATACCGAAGGTATGGATAAAAACTCCACCTACGCCGCTTGTGCTGTAAAATACGACAAAATGCGAGCTATGATGACGGAAGAAGGTAAAGGAGAATTAACTGATAAACAGAAAAAACTTCCACCCGCTATCCAGAAAGCTATTTTAGAGAAAATGAAAAAAGATGGCAAACTTAGCAAAGAAGAGTCTGAAGCAGCTATTAAAAAGCTCTTATCAAAAGATGATAAAAAAGAGTCTGATCCAAAGGGTGAAAAAATTGATGTCAAGGAAGGATAAAATGCCTTATAAGTATACAACCTCTTTTGAATCTGAAATATTCGCTCATCAAATTAATGATGAGTTTATCTCTGAGGCTTCGCTAAGCGAACTCTCTTCTCTTGTCCCAAAAGACATAGACTTTGAAAAAAACGTTGATTTGCTAGGTGTTTCTTTTAACGCTGCAGTTGTTAATGTTTTTAATAGGAATGGTGATGGTATTGATTCTAGCACAGCCTTAAAATACAACGATCAATTTATACATAAGCCCACAAACATAGAGCATAACAAAGATAAGATTGTTGGGCATATTGTGACTGTTGGATTTAGTGAGTATGGATCTAATAAAATATTATCTAATGATAAAATAGAAAATAAAAAAGATCCTTTTAATATAGCTTTAGGAGCTGTTGTTTATCGTTCGGCTAACAAATCTTTTGCGGAACTTATAGAAAAATCTACTGATCCCGAAGATAAATCATACTATAAAAAAATATCTGCAAGCTGGGAAGTTGGATTTTCTAATTATGTGTTAGCTGTCGGCAGTGACAAACTGAGTGAAGCTACTATAGTTGAAGATCCAAGAGAAATTAAAAAATTAAATGGATGCTTAAAAGCATATGGAGGGTCTGGGAAAACTGAAAAAGGCGAACCTGTATACCGATTAATCACTGGTAAGATATATCCTTTAGGGATTGGTTTCACCTCTAATCCAGCTGCTGATGTAAAAGGTATATATAAAGATCAAGAGGAAAATGCCGAATCTATCAAAGATGACAGCGAAGATAAAATTTCACAAAAAATTAAAAAAACTGTAACAAAAGAAAAGAATATAGCTATGGAAAACATTGTTAATGAACTAAAGGAGCTTCTCGTCGAGAAAAAAATCGGTGAAGAGGCTGTAGCTTCTATGACTCAGTCTTTTTCTGAAGCGATTCGTCAAAAGAACGAAGAGTTTGTGAAAGAAAAAGAAGCTCTTCTGAGCGAGCAAGAAGCAGCCAAGAAAGAATACGAAGATCTTAAAGCTTCTGTCGCTGAGCTTGAAAGCAAACTGGCAGAATCTAATGATCGCATCAACGTTTTTGAAAACGAGAAAAAAGCTGAAGAAGCTGTAGCTCGTTTCAATACTCGCATGGACGAACTTGACTCTAAGTTTGAACTTGCTGATGAAGATCGTGAATTTCTTGCGAAAGAGGTCAAGTCTATCGAAGAGACTGAGGAGGCATTCGCTTCTTTCTCTGACAAGCTTGAAGTCCTCTGGAAGCATAAGAGTAAGGAAAATAAAGAAGCTTTTGAAGCTGAAATCCAAGCTCGTATTGATGAAGAGGTTGCCAAGAGGATCGCTAAAGCTTCGGAAGAAGTTGATGTCGAAGAAGCTCTTGACAATGCTAAGCAGGTCGATGCCGACCTTTCTAACAATAATGAGGCTATTGCTTCGAAAGAAGAAAACCTTGTTGATAAATTTAAAAAAGCGTTCTCTCGTGAGAACATCGAAATATCTTAACTTAAACAAAATATAATACTATGGGACTTAAAATTCTTCCTTTTAGACAATATGACGACCAAGATGTCGTTAATCTCTATCGTGTTGCCGATGGAATGGTACTCGATAGCACAACCGATGCGGGTTCTGGCGATGCTGGAACTTTCGTGAAGGTTTCTGCTGGTGACTTCTCTGCTGATCCTGTTGCTTATGCTACAGACAGCTATTTAGGTAAAACTGACTACCCTCATGTTGGGCGTAATCAATACCCTAAAGTAAGTCTGCAGGTCGAACCTGCTGGTGCTGGAGATATTCCTCTTGGAATCACTCTTCTTCAGACCGCTAAAAATGACGAGAACGGAGAGAAACTTCTCTACAATCCTCAAAAAGCTGCTGAGCTTCAGTCTGCTCTCCCCGGAGAAGCTGTCCCTGTCGCTACTAAAGGTATCTTTACTGTAGCTAGCGCTGCTTTCCAAGGTGATCTTGGTGGCGATCTTGCTATCGGTAGCGGTATTAAAGCTTCTACTGGTGGAACTATTACTGGATGCGCTCCAACTGATAGCGCATGTTTCGGAACAATTCTTGGAACTGGAACCCGTGATCAAGCTAATTCTAATGGAATTACCGATCAGTTTTCTGGTGAGTACCTCGTCTTCAAATTCAAATAATATAGAAAGAATCTAGAAAATGAAAATTACTTTAAAAAGAACTCCAGAACAAATCGAGCTTGTGAAAGCTATGGCTTCTCGTAATCGCACTGTCGCTTACGAAGCTCAAGTAGCTCTCGCTGAGTTTATTGGACCTGTGCTTGCAGAGGTTATCAATAACGCTCCTACCATTTCGAATCTCTTCACGACTCTTCAGTTCAACGCTGACGACAATCCTTCGATCCCTCTTGACCTCTATTATGACATCAATGACGAAGATTACGTGAAGGTTTACAGTCAGTCTCACGCTGGTGGACTTCCAACTAACCAAGTGCTTCCTACTGCATCAGAGATGAAGGTCGCCACTTACAGCTTGGATACCGCAGTCAGCTTTGATCGTCGTTACGCCGCTAAGTCCCGCATGGATGTTGTCTCTAAGACCTTCTCCCGTGCAGCTCAAGAGATTCTTGCTAAGCAGGAAACTACTTCTGCTACATTGGTAATGGGATCTCTTGCTGATGCTTCTACCGCTGGAACTGGACATGTTCGTGCTAACAGCAGCACTAACAGCTTCGTTCTCGACGACATCAACAAAATGATGACCCTTGCTAAGCGTATTAACACTTCTTTCCTTGGCGGAACTCCTGCCTCTGGACAAGGTCGTGGTATTACCGATCTCATTGTTTCTCCTGAAACTGTTGAGAAGCTTCGTGCAATGGCTTACAATCCAATCAATACTAGCGCAGCGCCTATCGCTTCTGCTGTTAAAGATGGACACACTGCTCCTGACGAAATGCGTATGAGCATTTACAACAGCGCAGGTCTCCCTGAGTTCTACGGTATCTCCATCGTTGAGATCCTTGAGCTTGGTGCTGGCAAGCGTTTCACCAAACTTTTCTCTGGTACTCATGACGGTGTTACTTTCAGCACTACCGCTGATGACCTTGTTATTGGTTTGGATCGCTCTCGTGAGTCTCTGATTCGCGCTGTAGCAGTTGACGAAGACTCTGGTGGAGAATTCAACCTGATCGCTGACGATCAGTATAGCATTCGCCAACAGAAGATCGGTTACTTTGGCTCTATCGAAGAGGGCCGCATGGTTCTTGATAACCGTGCATTAACCGCTACTATCATCAACGCTGCTTAATATAGCAAAACTTGATTTGAGAGTCGCCCTTCGGGGCGGCTCTCTTTTTTTTGTTTATTTATCTGCATTAAGTGTATAATACTGTATGGACAATTTTGAAAACGTATCATATGG